TCGAGTCCATCCTTGGAGGAAATCGCGGATTACGTGGGGATGAGCCAGGAGTCCCGCCAGGTAATGGACGCGTTCGGGATGGAAGCTCCGGCAATCCTGAACAACTACGCTCTTCAGCTGGAAACAATGCTGGACAGCGCCGTCGCGTGGGGAAACCGCGCAAGTGAAACCATCAAAGGTTACGCTGAGTTCGCTGTAAACGAGCACCAAGAGAACCTCGCTTACAACGAAATCCTTACCAACCCCGATGTCCTGAGCGATTACACGCTTAAGTTCTTCGGCCCTGAAGGTCCTTATCCCGTGTACGAAAACGAAGCTCAGCTGGAGACTCCCGGCTACCGCACCGAGCAAGTGGCCCAGCCTCAACTCGGTCAACTGCCCGCTCCCCCTGCCGCCGCAGCTCCTCAGCAGCCCGGCAACTTCTGGGGCGATTTCAACGAGATCATGGCTCGTGATCCCCAGAACGCCTGGCGCATTCTGAACCAGGCTCAACCCAACACCGTTGCAAACAAACTGTTTGTAATGGAGTGATAGCGTGTCGGTGATTGAATAAATTACCGACTGCTAAAATTTGTGTTAGATAAGACATATAAATGTCTGAATCTTTCACCCGATAAAAACACTTCCTGCGACACTGGAGGATAAAACAAAGTGTTCATTGATAACGACTTTCCAAAGATTCTCGGTGCGGAACTCTATCGTCCCCACCCTGCTTACATCGCGGAAATGGCGGTTGAGCCCGTGGTTGTCCACGACTTCACCCGTCAGCCCGGTCAAACCGTTCAGCTGGACCGCTACAAGTTCTGGGGAACCCCCGGCACTAAGGACAGCCGTGAGCGTATTGCCGATCAAACCATCGGTACCGCTAACAGCCGTAACATCACCAAGGAGAAAGTCCTGGTGGTGCTTAAGGAGTACACCGGTCCTGCAGACCCGGGTGATCCCACTCAGCCCAGCACCTTCAAGATTGCTCGGGAAACCCTGATTACCGCCCAGCGTCTGCTGCTGGACACCGGTAACCTGAACATGTTCCACCAGTCGATCGGCAGCCTGACCCTGCTCGACGACTATCGCCGCTGGCGCGACCGCGTGTTCCTTGACGAACTCTCCAAAGCCGAAGCCAACGGTGCCGCTTCTACCACCCAGGGTGGTTACTACTTCGCTGGCGGCAAGACCAAGGACTCCTCCGGTCGCGTGTCTTACACCACCGCTGAGTACGCCGCTGAAGTGCAGCAGTTTCAGGTTCGCACCGACCTGCTGAACATTGTTAAGGACCTGCGTAAGCGTAACGTCCCCACCTTCTCGGATGGTCTGTATCGCTGCATCTGCGATCCCACCTTCATGATGCACCTGCGTCGTGACACCGACTTCCGTGAGATTGCTCGCTACGCTGGCAACCCTGGTCAGGGCATGTATCTGGGTAACCCCATGATGCCCAACAACGCCAGCTTCTACATGGGTCCCCAAGCTGGTCAGGGTTACTTCCTGGCTGGTGAGCCCGTGATGCCTACTGGCGTTCAGTTTGAAGGCGTTAAGTTCTTCGAGTCGACCAACTTCCCGACCAAGAACGTTACTGCTTCCTTCGACGCTGGTTCTAGCTACGCTTCCAAGGAAGTGGCCCAGGGTTACTTCTTCGGTCCTCAGTCCGTTGGCGTGGGTATCGGCGGTCCTAACGCTCAGGTGCTCATCAACAACAACGACGACTTCAGCCGCTTCATCATCCTGATCTGGCAACTGTACGCTGGCTTCGAGATCCTCAACAAGGACTTCGTGACCACCGCCTTCAGCTTTGTCCAGGACGACGGCACTGTCTGATATTCATAAATAGTCAACCTTAAGGAAAAGATAAATGACCTATCTTTCGTCCAAAAAGATCTTCCCGGGTAACTGGGCAGAGCCTCTGAACGGTTGGTACAAGAACATTGATACCAACGACAGCGGTAGCACCGATGCTTCCAAGGGCGGCCCCACCGCCGTCCTGGCCATCCCTGGCTGGAAGTATTTCCAACAGCGCGGTTACGTGGCTGTGTCCAACACCTCTGGTGGTGGCGCAGTTGCTACCGGCAATGTGATCGTTCCTTCCCCTTATCGGAATGACGACACCCGCCCCGACATCACCGGCATGGTGGTTTCCGGCGACAGCACCCTGCCTGTGTACGTCTACCGTGCCACCATCTCCGTGGCTTCCGGTTGGGACGGCACCGTAGCTTCTGGTGTGTACGCCGCCACCGGTACCGTGGTCACCTTCGGTCGCGACTCCAGCGGCCCTGTGTCCGTGACTGGCGCTGGTGAGGCTGTGGCTCAGGCCAACCTGACCTCCACCGTGTCTGGTGCTCAAGCTGGTGAAATCTTCCTCGCTGGTACCTCCGCTGCTTATAGCGAACTGCCGATCCTGACCGCTACCGGCGCCGCTGGTGTGGACGCTTCCGGCGTGTACAAGGAGCTGACCGCTGCTACCACCTTCAAGGTGTACGCCCGTGGCACCACCACCGGCACCTCCACCTCTGGTGGCTGGTACATCTCTGATGCTGACTCTGCCGCTAACCGTAAGGGTTACTTCGTGGTTGAAGTCTGCTATCTGCAGCCTGATACCGCCCCTGGCTACGAGGACATCGACGGTTACCTGCTCGGTCGCACTGTTAGCTGATTGATGTAAACTAGGACCAGATAAACAATGGTCCTATGTCTACAACTGCTTCGCCCCTGTATCAACACAAGAAAACAGGGGCACGAGTCAAAGTAGTAAGTGAATGGGATAACGGCGACTGGTTCATGGTTGAAGACCAAGACGGTCGCCTTTTCACCGCTTACAAAACTGAACTGACTCCTGACGAGGCAGCAACCAAGAAAGTTCAAACGCTTCAAGTAAAGGACAAGGCAGCCCAAGAGGAGCCTCGTTCTTTCCCACCCGATACTCGTTTGAACATCAATTCGGCCACCGCCCAGATGATCGCAGATCATATTAAAGGCATTGGTCTGAAAACCGCTCGCGAGATTAAAGACCTGCAAATGTCCTTATCGGGTGAAAGGTTCAATAATCTCGAGCAACTTAAACAAATCAAACGGGTTGATTGGGACGCCGTTCTTGCAGCTGACCTAATCAGAGTTTGATTCATCTCCTCTGGAAGGCCCCTGGGAAACCGGGGGTTTTCTTGTCTTAAAATCAAAAATAAAAGGATATGGCTGGCCCCGCACTTTATTTAGGTAGACAAGGCGCCACTGGTGATGTAACCGGTGAACATTTCCATTTCAAACTAACGAAAGACGGTAAAGAGATTCCGTTCTCTACTGCACGTACAGATGTCGGCCAGTACCTGCAGTATCGGGTTCCAGGATCCGAGCAGTGGGTCAACATGTATACCAAAGGGCAAGACGGGAATTTCGTCTCTGCTCCTTATATGCAACCACCTACAGGTGGAAGCGCTTTTGGAATGCGAGAAGTTCATCCTGTCCATGGTGATCGCAGGATGCACTCCGGAGAAGACTATGCTTTGCCCTCTGGAACTCAACTACGCTTTCTTGGCCAAGGGTCTGTAAGCACGCATGCCGGTCTAGGAGGTGCTGGTAATGTTTCTGCGCTACGTCTACCAAGTGGCTACGAACTTGAGACATTCCACCTGAGTGAGCTACCTGGTGCTGCTACGACACGCAAGAGCACACCAGACCAACCCAGCACGGATTCATCCCTTGGGGCACTTGCGACTGCTTTTGTGCAGCAGCAAGACAATACAGGTCGACTTGTTGATGCTCTTCTTGAAGCAGTCGAAGGACGCAAAGAAAAGCCCAAGAGTCTTTCAAAACAGTTATCAGAAGCCCTTATCGGCAACGCTATTAGCCAAGCTTTAACTCCTCAAAACTTCCTTGGCAAGTTCATGAGTGAAGACCCGTATATCCAAGGTGGATCCCTGGCAACCGGTCAGTTCCTGGGTGGAAATCTCTTTTGATTAGCTGCAACTATAATGAGTTGATGCTGGAAGGTAGAAGTGCAGTTATCTGACTTTGACAAAAGTAGGGTCAGGTATCACCTGGGCTACTTCACTGTTTCTGTGCCAGCGGGTGACTATGCCCGTCTGGAAGAAGCAATGAATACGGTTCCCGACTCGTACTTCTACGATAAAATTATTATTCAGATCGGCCGTTGTGATACGGCTGAGAAGAAGACCGAGGTTGCCAGCTCTCCTTCCACCCGGTTGGAAACTATCCTGGGTGACGTGGATCGTACGATTCGCTCCAGCAATGCCAAAGAGGCACTGAAGGTTTGGGACGAGATTTATCTCTATGAAACCAACCGACTTGCTGGCATCCTCTACGTTCCTAACTATAAAGATCCGTTCCAGGCTCGTTATCGTTACGAACGCTCCGGCGCTGAATTTATTCAGGCTTTACCTGGACCCGCTGACACTGCTGTTGGCTCTCGTATTTACCTAATGGAGAACTGGCGATAATGTGGAAATTTCTTAGGCAATTTGCTCAATCAAATCCTCAAGTACTAAAGGCAGTGCAGGGCTTTGGCGCCAAAGCAGCACCTGCTTTAAAGTCTGTTACTGATCAGGTAACTAATCCTCAGACTTACCGCGCATTAGCAGGTCAGGCTGAACGCGTGCTTCAGAAGCCATTGCCACAGGCCTTCTCTGGCCCTAATTTTGGAAACATCCCTACTCGCTTCACGGGGATGATCTCTGATATTACCAATGCACCAGCTGGTTTAGCTCGTAACGTTCAAACTGGCATGGTTAATCGTGCCATTCAAGAAGCGGCGGGTATTGCTCCACAGCTTTCTCGTACAGTTACTCAGACAGCTGAAGGCGCCTTGCGTGCCCCTGTCATTGGTGACGCTCTGCGTGCTGGTCAGTCTGTTCTGACTAATCCATTGCAAACCGCAATCCAAACAGGTGGTCAATTTGCTCGTGATCCAGCAGCTCGTCGCGAATTCATCAAACAGTTTGGTGGGACTACTGAAAAAGCAGCTCGCGCTTTAAGTGGCCAATCTGGTTTTGGTCAAGTTGGCAGCATGTTTAGGAGTCTTGGTACTGCTGCAGCACCTTATTTACAACCATCTTCTGCGTTTGCTCGCGTTCCTGTTTTAGGTTCAATGCCCGGCTGGGCGCAATCACTTGTTGCTCCCACATCAGTTGCTGGAACGATTGTTGGATTAACTCAATTAGAAGGCTCTACTCCTCAGTCGGAAAATCCTTACGATAATTGGCAGCGCTTAGGTTACTCGTCAAAAGATGACATGCTTCGGCGCGTAAGCCGTCAAGCGCAGATTGAGAACAGTGATCGAGCACGCGGTTCCGAACAATATGGTCCTCCAATTCCTGCTGGTGGCACTCCGCCGCCAGCTCCCGTTCTTCCCCCTCCTCCAGGGGTGATTGACGGGCGTGCCGGACGACAGATTCCTCCCGCTGCTCCTGTAGCACCTGGGACGAGATCTAACGGGGCCGGTGTTCCCGCATTACGTGAAAATGTTCAACAACGCGCACTCTCTCAAGAAGTACTTAATGCTGCTCAGCAGTACGCTGCTCCTACAAGTGTCCCCCTTTCTTCCTTCTATGAGGGCCAGCAGCAATTGGGTAGGAGCTTACTGAAGGGTGGAGTACTGCAGCAACAGCTGCAAGATCTTGGAGGTGCGAAAGGGATGACGACCGAAGCCTTGAATCAATGGGCTCAGGCGAATCCTGGACTTGCGTACAGCCTTCTCGAAAAGATGAAAAGGAGGGTCCAGTAATGGCACCTAAAAGAGTCGGAATTCTTCCCCCAGAAGAACGTATGGCAATCTTGCAAGGTGCCAAGCGCCTTGGTTTAGATCCTTACGAATTCGGCGCCTTCCTTTCCTTGGAAGCCGGTCCGAACATGGACCCCAACATTGTGGGTGGTGCTGGCAATCGCCATAAAGGTCTGATCCAATTTGGACAGAATGAGCAGCAGCTATACGGAATCTCTGGCCCTCAAACCAGAGCCGGTCAAATGCCAGCAGTTCTTCAGTACTTTCAAGATCGTGGCTACAAGCCGGGCATGGGTATCGCTCGTGCCTATGCAACCGTATTAGGTGGGAATCCCAATGTTTCGTTGACGGCGGAAGATTCGTTTGGAACATCAGTCCAATCGATGCTGCCCCGTTTCAAAAAAGGCGGGGATTACTACGCCAACGCACAGCGGGTCCTGGGCGACGTTCCAGCAGAGTTTGGTGGCCAAGCCCCAGTTGCTCCCGTTGCCAAGAATCCGACGACGACTGCACAGCGTAAGCAACGTGCTGAATCGTTACTCGGCAGCGTAAAGGAGAACATCGTGGAGCAATTGCTTCGCAGTGCTCTTCAGGTCCCCACAGTCCCTGGTGTTTTCGGCACCACGGTAGGTTTCCAAAATCCCGGCAAGCTCTTCTGATGGCTTATATCGAATACGCCGATAAGTATCTACCAGGTGAGGTGTATCGCAGCACTTATGGCGCTGCGAGCACCAACCCTTTTTACAAGGTATTAGCGCAAGCAAAAAAGAACGTCAAGTTCTACCCGGATGAACAAGATACCATGTCTGGAGAATCCTTCCAGCGGTTCCTTAATCTCCAACGAAATCCTTCTTCTTTGTACTCAGAAGCAGTTAAATATCCAAAAGGTTTTAATCAATACATGAGTCTTGTACAAGAGTTCGGATTGAATCCGGGCTCGGTATAATAGACAAACAAGGGACCTAAAGACGTGGCAAGTACTAGCACAAACAAGCAGCCGCTTTTAGTTGACCGCCCGCTGTTTGATTCGGTGCGTGTCACGACTCAGACAGTTGGCAGCCAAGCAGGCAACACCGTTTTCGTTCAGGGTGGTCAAGCTCCTTCCATCCTGGTGGACATGGATGCTGCCCTGGAAGAAGACAATAACAATGGTGGTGTGGTAGAAGCCATCACCATTATCCGTAACGACTATTACCGGGATGCTGATTACAGCGTTACGAGCGGTACCTCTGGCACGGTGATCTCTCTCACCAGTGGTCAGATTGTTTTGATTTTTGATACCGGTGTTCTGACCAACGGTGTCGCTAGTGGCTTTGGTTACTACACCTATACCGGTTCCAGCACCCTCACCGGTGTGAATACCGCCATTAATTACTCCGGTGGCATCGCCTCTGGCTTTGTTTATAACGGCGTGAACTACGGTTACCAGCCGGAAGTCACCTTCGTTTTCTACCACACCCGTGGCACCACCACTCCGATTCCTGCATCCGGTGACTACCAGGTTCTGTTCACCAAACAGGTTCCGGCTAACACCCAGCGTGTTGATTGCACGGACGTGATGCCTGAGCTTGCTGTGCCCGTGGTTGCCGCTGGTAACACCACTGGCCTTGGCAACGGCGCTCCTTTGCGTAACCGTGGCGTCTACCTGGAGCGTGGTGACCGCATTTATGTCGGTGTGTTCCCGGACGGACCGAATGCTTCCGGTTATATTCCCGGCGCTCACGTTGCTGCACAGGGCGGCTTCTTCTAACGATGGCCCGGAGACGCGGAAGCTCCTTTGGAGTAGCCCGTAACTCCAAAGGCAACTCATTTGGGGACTTCATTCGTTCAGAAGCAACGACCCCCAGAAACGTCACACCCATAAGGACTGAGTTCTCAAGGGGCTCGGTTCCTGATTCGATCTATTCGTCAAACCGAGAAGCTGCTTGGTCAAGGTGGCGGCGTGGATACGAAATCTACGCCCACAGCATTGCGACGGAAACCTACAGCTACCCGTTTGACTACCTAATTCCTTTGCCTCCAGGGACGGTGATTCCCCCTGGGGCTAACCCACCCAAGATTCCAGGTGCGTTCCAGGGATTCCCAACCACCAACAAAGAACTTGGGATGCATTGGGCCGGTGTTCGCATCGCCGGTAGCCTGCGTTTCGACAACGTTCGAGACAAAGACGGAGATCCTTCTCCGATTCTGTCCGTCACAGAAGATGCGGACTACTGGTACGTCACCTTAAGTGGAGACTGGAGCGCAGCAAACCCGTTACCAGCACCTCTTTTTATTGCCCCCGTGGGACCGATTCCAAAACAATATCCGATTAACGGAGAGATTTTGGAAGATCGGATTATTTCTGTTGGCGGCACACCAATCAATAGTCAAACAATCGACCCAACAACTCAAAAACGATACGGTTATGTTCAAGCCGTTTTGGTATCTACTGATGAAGTTAACGGGATCTTAAAACTGCAGAAACAAGGTTCTGTTGAATCAACACCAGACGGTGTCTTGCAAACCCCTGCAACCAGACCACCAAACGTCGGCCGGTTTCTGATGACCGGTACACGTTACTGTTGTTCGTGCCAAGACTTTACCCGTAGAGACTACGCTTATCTCATGGGTTTAGGCAATGGAAACCAAAAGATCTTCCCTAGGACCAAGGTTTCCACTGTGAAGCCCGGTCGCCGTGAGATCATGCGCCTGCGTGGCGTGGTTGATAACAGCGCCATGACCAGTGCGACAGTCAACCGTCAAATGGAGATCATCTCTCCTTCATCTGAATACAACATCCCACCAACCGTCACACCAAACAGCCAAACAATCCCTGGAACCATTCGAGACAACCCTGGTGTGTTTCGAGATTTTGGTAAGACCTACACAAGGAACAACCCACTGCCATCTCTTGAAGGCGCAAGGGCAGAAGGACCGCCCAACTACAACGATTACACCAGTTCTCCCAACGGGGATGGTTCCTTCACCATTACGTCTCTAACGGACAACTGGACACCATTGCTTGATGAGCTGCGTTACTGCAAACACATTTACGCCATGAAGTTTGCAGAGAAAGTCTTTCCGCCTGAGCCATCAGACTTGCCTGTAGAAATCGGCAGCATTGTTGAATGGGAACAACGGTTAGTGGAAGAAGTTGACAAGGAGAACGAGAAGGCAGGCTATGAGCTTGCCAGGCGTGGCCTTTCGTTGATGGATGTCCCTCCTTACAACTGTCAGGCACCCATGATGATGCCTATGATGCAAAAACTATTTAACGTCCCATCTACCTTTGTATTGATGAGCGGATTCAGAATGTACGATAAAAATGGAACTGAATACAATCCTTCTCAAGGCGGGAGGCCAGGAGTGTAATGGCAGATTTTGGCGACATCGTAGACGGTACATTTGTCCTATCTCCGGAGCAAGTGGAGATCCGTAAGTACGGTTTTAGTCCGATTAAGTCCGAAGGTGTCCCTACCGTGTACCACCCAGGAGACGTGGTGAACTTGCCATTCTCTTCTGGAGAGCTTTCCACGATGGAGGCCATTGGCCTTGCATGGGGCTCCTTCTCAAGCGGTGTAGTGCCTGAGTAGCATAAGAAATCTTAATATTGTATACTTATATTAAGTCTCACGAGACTTATTAAGGAATCCTTTACCCCTTGCGAGCTGTACCGACCATTCGATATGGTTCGGGCAATCACAGTTCACTTCAGCCATGACTAACGCACCGCCACTTGACCAGCGGATCGTGGATGAATTCTTCAAGCTGGAAGGCCGCCGAGGCTTTAAGGGAATCGCCTGGCTTTATGGCATGGTCGCCACCTACGGCATCAATCCAGAAGAGCTAGAAAGCGGTTACCACTGGGACGGGACCTCTCTTGTTATCACAAGTAAAAAGCGTCCAGTCCGCCCGCTGCATCCACAGTGGGTTGTTTTGTTTCAGCTCAAAGAAAAGCAGCCTCACAAACTGCAAGGCTGCTGGGAGTCCCTCTCGTCATCCTTGTACAGAGCGATGGCGCATCAGCAGGTAAGCTTCAACATCACCGATCTGCTCTTAGCGCACCGTCTGCGCAAAGGCTATTATCGCAACCTCAAGCAGCAACAGGCATCAGTCCCTGCTTATGCAGTTGCTTCCTGACGGCTTCCACGTTCCAGCGATAGCTGTCGCGTGACATGCAACCAGGGAAAGCTGCGAAGTGAGGACCTAGCTTCAGGGTACCGTTATCGCGGTACTGAAACAGAGTTTTGCGGTCAATGCCCAGGAGTTCTTCTGCCCGCTGGGCAGAGACCCATCCCCGTGCTTTGGTCATGGTGCTGCGTTGAAGCGCGTACTGACATACCGTACCAAGAGTCAATAGCCTGTCAACAGGCTTAAGGAAACTTTTATCTGTTTAATTTGGATGGCCTTATGTGTGGGGAAATTAGAATAAATTAACGGCAACTAAAGAGTATGTTCAACTGTGAACAGGATCCCCTCGCCCTGCTCATTGAATTAACTCCGAAGTTAGCAAAACGACGTTTCAGACAATCTATCTACGACGCTTGGGATTGCAAGTGTGGCTATTGCGACGAACCTGCCACCTCTCTTGATCACATCGTACCAAGATTTAAATCGGGCTCCAGCAACCGTAATAACCTGGTACCCGCCTGTCGTAGGTGCAATGCAAATAAAGGCAGCAGCCTCATGGAAGAATGGTATCGACAACAAGATTTCTTTAATGAGATCCGACTGCAGCGTCTAAAAGCCTGGACCGAACAAGAGGTGATTGATCTTCACGCTTATACCTCTCCTGGCGCCCAGCCTAGATTTGCGGTCTAAGCTTGATAAGATAATAAGATCGGATAAACACATAGATAATGGGTATCGCGTATAACCCCTCAACATTATCCTGGAGCGTTACCAACGAGAGGACTGACTATAGAACTAATTACGAAACCAACAACGACACCAGTCGTCGCACTGATTATCCGACCAATAACGCATACCATACTTATGGAACCTATTGGGATCCTAATAGTAGGAAGTGGGTAACCGGCTGGCACACCACAACTGACTATGGTTCGGTGGGCTTTATGCCCTACTTACCAACCAATTTACCGACTAATTTACCTACAAATTTACGAACTGATTATCCAACAGACAAGAAAAAGAAAGTTTCAGACGGCTGGGAACGCGTTTGCCAAGGTCCTTGGTGGCGTCGGCGTTGCTCTGATGTTGAAAAGTTTAAATGGGTTGATGATGAAGACAAAAACAGAGAAAACAGACAAAAGAATAACGCCAACCATGCCACTAACGTGGCCAATGCGCAGACTAATGCTGCCAATGCACAAACCAACTTAAACAATGAGACAGCAAACGTAGATATTCAAAAACAAAATGAACGTGTTAAAGAAATGAACACGGGCATTTTTAATACAAACACAACCAATGCAACGCTTAACACCACAAATACCACTCTTAACCAGCAAGCTCGCGACTTAAACGCAAAGAACGCTCAGCTGAATGCAGAAAACACTGCTACAAACACTCAGAACACAGCCAAAAATAATCTCTACTCCAAAACTCTTGCATTAGCAAAGAGCACGCAGGGAGGAGACTATGTTGCGCAACGTGATCAGATCAGTAAACAAGATTTGATTAATGCTGGTGTTTCTTCAGCAGATGCCGACGCATTGGTTTCGAGTGTTCAAGAACAGTTCAAAACGTTCTATAAAACAGAAAAGTTGGAACTCTGGGATCCAAAGCTTGGCGCCCAGCCTCCTTACGCTGATTACCTGATTAATAATTTAGGAGTCAAACCAGACGCTGTAACGGGCACATTTGATCCTGATTACTACAAAGAACAAAACCCAGAGCTGATCACCGCTTACTCCCAGGCAGTTCTTAATGATGATATTGATATCACTGAACGCTATGGCGAAAACAACTACTACTGGCAGCACTACACAAACATTGGTCGAAACCAGGGGTTACGCGGTAACCCAGAAGAAGACACAGCTCGTGCAGACTCCTACATAGAAGAAGGTCCTACTGATGCGGAAATCCAGCAGATTCGAGACCTGCAGCTTGGTGTAGACCAGGACACTATCACCCAACGTCTTCTAAACATCACAGAAGTTAATAACGAATGGACTAAGGCCCGGCAAGGAGATCCCTACTGGACAGCCTTGGCAAAAGAAAAGTACCTGGACGTGGAGAACGCTGATGAATTTGCGGTGCTTTTCCGCTTGTCAGAACGTGACGAAGACAAGCAAATCGCGCTCAACTACAACATCAATGCAGGCAGCGGTATCACAGAACTGGAGCAAGCAATCAACGATGCGATTGGTGCCAAGGCAGAAGTTGACATCAAAAAGTTTGCGGCATTAAACCAAAGCATCCTTAAAGAAACAATCACGCAAATGAAGAAAGTAAAAGCTGAGCAAGAAATGCTTGGCTTCTACAAAGGCTTCCAAGGTTTTAATGAAATTTTCAACATTAACGAAACACTTGCCAACTCAATCCTTGGAGACACTGGAGTAGGTGGTATCCTCTCATTCACCTCAGCAGGTAAAGCAGAAGAAGATCTTGTAGGCGCTCTTGGTAACGTCACTGGCCTACGCAACAACGTTGGCTATAACTGGCAGCAATGGTTCGACCAGGCTATTAAGGATAAATACGGAATTGACTACAGCATCTTTGAACCACTGGAAGAGAAAAAAGATATTATTGACGCTTTTAATAGCCCAGCAACGGAAGCCAAGGTTTACGATGCGGCTACAAATGAATTCAATAAAGAGTTTCTAGATCGTGCAGGATTTACCAGTACGCAAGCCCTGGTTGATTTCCTGCAGAAACAAGGAACAGAAGGTCAAACCATTCTTGATGTGATTAAAGGAGATCCAGGAGACGGTGCAAAGACAACCTTGGTGCCCATCCGATCCCGCCTTGAAGCTGACATCAAGCTCCTAGACGAACAGAAAGATCGCGCTTTGGCACTGACCTACACCGCTGGTGATGTCACCCAAGCAATGAACATCGAGGCTCAGTTTGCTCGTGACTATATTGACGAATATCTCATGCCTCGTTTTAACACCGCTCGTTCAATGGACGAGTTTGTTGAATATCTGGATGTTCGCCAGGAAGAAAAGAACCCCTTCCAGACGCAGGACTCCTATGACGCCGTGAAGATGTTGGGTGAGCAATATACAAAAGAATATCTCGACAAGATCAAACTTGAGACCCCCAGGGCATTTGACCCTAATTTTTACTTTGAACCTATTACTGATAGTTACAACAAAGAAGATTACGAAAAACAAAAGACCACCGTTGCAGAAGATTGGGAGAAAGCAAAATCTGGCGATGCTTACTGGGCGGCACAAGCCTACAGATTTGGCATTGATATCAATAACAAGGCAGCGTTTGCACGCATGCACTTTGAGGTGAAGGGCCAAGGTCTAGGTTTTGACCCCGCAGAAGATATTGTTAACGCCGGTAAGGTTAAAGACTTTATTTATGACACTGTTCTTCCTGTGATGAAGGATGAAGCCTTGAAGGGCGATCCAGTCTTTGGTCAGTTCATCACCCCAGAAGAATTTGCCGATGAGATGCTGAGAGGCTTGGATCCAGCCGAGACACCTGATGAATGGAAGGAAATCTTGCAACGTTATGGCTTACAAGACTTTGCTGGAAACATTGAAGAACTGAAAGAGTACATTATCGAGACTCTTCGTACGGGTTCTGCCCAGGAGATCAGAGAAGAGATCAAGTACCTGAACGACAAACGTCAGCGGCCAACACAAGAAATTCTCGGTGTTACCTACATCGAAAGAGCAGAAGACTATAAAGATGAGATGGCAAAGCCCACTACTGAGCTTTATGCCATCTTCCAAAAAGCTGGGTACCAAGGAACAGAAGACGAGTTCTACAACAACTTTTTCCCTGACCTGGACCGTAGTGAGCAGATTACCCTCACCAAAGCAGGTCGTGATGACAAGCTAGAGGCCTATGGCCTAGATCTTTCTGATCCATTTGCTTCTCTTGGCACGATCGAAAGCTTCTTCCCGGATTATCAAACAGAGGCAGAAAAAGAAGCAAAAGAACAATCACCTGCTGAAAAGTTCACAAGCTATTTTAAAATTGGAGAAGACGACGAGGAAGATGTTGAATACATGTCTGATGCAGGTCAGAAATTCCTCGGTGAGTTCACTTCCATGTTTAAAGGTCTCTAATGTCAGATAAACGTAAGAAAGCAGCCAAGGCAGCCAAGCTTGCCAAAGATGACATGGAGTGCAACAAGCCTCGTCGTACTCCTGGCCACGCCACTAAATCACACGTTGTTAAAGCTTGTGAAGGAGGCGAGGAAAAGATCGTACGGTTTGGCCAACAAGGCGTAGAGGGTGCAGGCAAAAACCCAACCACAGAAAAGGACAAGGCCCGCAAAAAGTCCTACTACGCTCGGCACAATGCCCAAGATCCTGATCCCGACAAAATGTCTGCCAGGTACTGGTCTCACAAAGTAAAGTGGTGACGTTCCTTCCCCATGAAGAAAATGAAGAAAGGCGGTGGCTTCACAGCTGGCAAGCCTAAAAAGACCCGTCAGGGCCAAGGTACTAATTCAAAGAAAAATCACGGCCGTAAACAGAAACGCGGACAAGGCTGATTAGCTTTTTATTTGTGTAATATGGGAGTACTTGTTGTATTCCCATGGGCGAATTTCGGGAAGCCGTAGAACTTATTCGTAAGTACGAAGGTTTTAGCGAAAAAGCATATCCGTCTGGGGATGGATCTGGCTACATAGTCGGATACGGTACTGAGTACTACCCAGACGGTAGCCCCGTCAAACAAGGGCAGTGGTGTACCAAGGAGAAAGCCTTGGAGTACCTTGCTCATGAAATCAAAGCTATCTGTTCATTGTTGGATAGCCTGCACTTGCATCTTGATCATTCGATGCAACAGGCATTGATCTCTTTCATCCACTCCATTGGATGGACTCCATTCCTTTACAGCAATATCGTTGATGCCATCGAACGCGACGATTTGGCAGAAGCAGCTGACGAAATGATGAGCTGGATTTTTAATGAGAACCACGAGGTCATTGGCGGCCTCTTGGATCGTCGCCGGGAAGAAGTTGCTTTGTTCCTACGGGAAACTGATGACTCCCCTTGGACCTCCACTGAAGTTTTGATGACGGCATTCAGGAACTATTCCGCTGCACCGCACCAGGTACGTGCCATCAGGATGTTGGAAGAAAATATTAACCCTTACGTCCTTGCCGAATTTGCCAACAACTTTCGGATCTCTGAAAGTCCATGGATTCCGCTTTGCTCTGAAGAGCTGGATTCTCTATTTGCTACCTAGGATTAGAATATTCCTATCAAGTTAAAGGCACGAGATGGAGAGGCAAGTTGAACCCAGGCAATTTGAGTTGCCCCTGGAACTGCAGTTCTCCATGCGCAAGGCTGAGATGGCTGCCCAGGAAATGACATGGGACGAGCTGTATTACGCACTGCTCAATCTCTACCACCAACGCTTGATGGAATGGCATGCCGTGAAGGAAATTCTGATCGATGAAAACATCGAACTGAACTTTGATGTGCCAACAGATCTGGAACTAGAAGAACTCGCCGCCGCCTGCGCAGGTTACGATGACGACGACGAGGAAGAAGAAGAGGGTCAGCCGTTCTGAGCTTCGACCAACGCAACAAGACGGTCCAGGTACCACTGGGCCTTTTTTAATGACTGAAGCTCACCCTTATGGCGCTCACGCCAAAGGTATTTAACAACATTACCCTTGAGGTAACCACGGAATTCTTCAAGGGTTTGCTGCGCTTCAATCGCTTCAATGCACTCAATTGCACCATCGGTGTAATGAGAGGGATGATTAACCTCGTCCCCCTGGATCACAGGAGGAGATTCAATCGTAAATACAGGCTCTTCTTTTACGGCCCAGGGGACAGGACAAACTCCTCCCGGGCACTCACTAATCTCGTCTACCGGCGCAAACCACGTCGTTTGAGAGATTCCTCCTTCATTTCCTCCGAAGGTTCCTCCAGTTCCAGAACCAGAGTCTTTGGTTGAGGTGCTGCTCCCATCGCCAAGCCCTCCTCCATCGACGGGATGTACCCCGTCATTCCAGGACGTGCTCCCTCGAGATTCAACGGATTCCTTTCTAGCCCCTGCTCGCATGCAACCAGCCCACGATTGTACTGATCATATAAGGGTACATCATTTTCTTCGTTAGCGAGTGGCTGCCCAAAGTCTTCAATAGACAAACAGCGTTTCTTGACTTCATCTTGAACGAAGCTATCCAAGAAACCGGCCGAATCACCGTGGTACATGGGATATAAGTCTTGAATTATTCCTTTTACAATAGTATCATGGCAAGAATTTTCGACCCGGTATACGATCCTCGACAGGACTCTGGTAGCTCAGGGTCAGAGGTTTCGGATCTACACCCTGAACGTGCTTACGATACGGACTTACGTCGCATCGACGAAGACGAGCGCGGTGATGTAGAAGCAATTAACGACAAGCAAGAGAGAGTTGGTCGTTTTATCAAAGCTGCAAAGACAGCTGGTAAATACAGACAGCAGGCAGCCATTGCTGAACCTACGATTCGTGGCGAGACACCTCGAAATCCAGCCAGTATTGCTGGTACAGAGGTGCCAAGCAAAGGTGATACGTTCCCCCAAGCAGGAAGCACGAACTATGCTCGCAAGCCTGGAGGAAGTTTCGGCACGTTCTACGGCTACTAATACCAGTTGGTATTAAGGTCCTCTAGTTCCAAGACGTTCTGGAGTTCTTCCAGTAAATTTTGGATCTCAGTGAGGACCCACTGGCTATTCTCAGACCGGAACCTTGCAAATGCGGAGGACAACTCCTGATTTTCAAGGAAAACAACTTGTTTTTCCAGGAGTTCTAGGATCTGAAACCGTTGCTCGAGATCGTGCCTTTGCATAATCAAGCCTTTGAATAAACAACTTCTTGTGCCTGGTTCTGGTACTTACCTTTCCGATCTTGGTAAGAGACATCACAAGGAGTACCACGCAGGAACAGAAGCTGGATAATTCCTTCGTTGGCGTAGATGCGGTTGAACTGCCCTGTCGCATTGCTGATCTCAAGCGTCAGGTAGCCCTCCCAACCGGCCTCGGCAGGGGTAATGTTGGCAATGATGCCAGAACGGGCATAGCTGCTCTTCCCCATGGCAATCACGGTGACATCCTGGGGCAACTTAAGACGTTCTTCTGCAACCGCAAGACAATATCCATAAGGAGGCAGAAGGAAATATTGGCCCTTTTCATCTTCTAGAAGCTCCGCTTCCGTCAAGATCTTGGGGTTAAAGTCCTTGGGATCAGATACACCCTCTTGAATGCGACCAAAGATCAGGCATTGCTTAGGTGAAAGTCGAATGTCGTAACCGTAAGAGCTAAGTCCATAGCTCAAAATACGGCGACCATTCTCTTCATTTACCAGATGATCGGTGAGGGGCTCGATCATCCCTTGCTCGATAGCAAATTTTTTAATCTCGGCGTCGCAGAGGATTCCCATAGATCCTGTTAATCGTCTTTAACTATACCGGGTTCAATAGATTACGCGGCCTTTTTCCTCGTATATGTCGATAAATTTCTGTGTGGCAGCCGCAGAGTTGGACTGTGGTTGGAGATAGACCAGGAACGAAGTGCAAGTCCGATGTGTACTTAATCCCTCACTGGAATTTTTCATGAGGGTAGGGACAGTACGCAAAATGCACATTGGAAAATCAAAGATCTTCTGTTCGTACCGGATCATGTCCGGACAGTTGGTGAAATAAAGTCCTTGTTCGATCTCGTTGGCGAGCCAAGCTCGATACAGTTTGCGAAACCAGACGGCATGGGAGGAGACCAAAGTTCCAGACGAAGCCCTGGTCATCTTCCACCGATCGTTTTTCTTGTCAAAGAAATAGGAACCGCTCGGGGGAAACAGATAAACCTTTCCGTGCCACTGCTGGCAATTCAGGCCGTCATCCTGTGGCGTAAAGAACTGATCCGCCTGGACAAACTCTTGAGCAGCCTTGGAACTAGCCGGGTCTAAATCAATGCCACCCATCAGCGTATGAGCTGATTCCACAAGATCTGGTGGTGTGATCAGCTCAAGATCTTCTTTGCGTCCCGTTACGCGGCGTACGCTCATTTGCTGTCGACGACACGGTTGTAATCAATTTCAAGATATCGCATTCCCTCCTTATCGTTAACGATGTATCCAGCTTTTTCCTGGGGGTCGATCTTTTGAGCAGCCTCCAGGATCCGCCGGAAGGTCTCGGCTAGGTCCCCCTTGTTCTCTGACTCGCAGGCTTCCTTGGCACTATGTAATTCTTCTAGTGTCATATAAAGGATGCTACGTTCCTGCTCTGGCTGGAAGCAGATCACACCTGGACCTTCCGCATCCCAGAACTTCAGGTACATGGAGCCCATGTCACCAAGGATGAAACGGACAGTTTGATCCAGCATCTTGGCGCTGGTATCGTTAATGTCTCCATTCAAGGCGGAATGGATTAGTTTTTCTCGGCGGTCCATCCTTCTAACAATCCTTGACGGGACAATGCTTCCAGTAGTTTAGGAAGCGGTTTATAAATTACGACAAGCTTACCCAAATTTCCACGTTTTTTGACAAGTTTTCCGTCTTCATCACGTAATTTGTCAAATTCGCCTGATCGGATAAGATATTCGGCAACGCAACGCAGCCTGCGTTTGAGAGGCAATTCTGCTTGCGGAAACTTACCGCAGATCGTGTCTGGGGTCATGTCCTTGAAAGCTAATCGGAGGCGGTTAGCCAGGGTCATGTTGGAATTGGCATCCTCCTCTTCGTAGTTTTTGATGTTCTCCAAATAACGCTGGAGGCATCCCGTATCGAAAGACCCACCAGGAGGGAAGAACTCTTCTACCTGTCTGTATAGGGATTCCGGCAGAGTCTCCTCTGCGTTCTCTACGGTTATCGCATAGATATCTAGCGAGCGAAAACGGTTAGAAGTCATTCCAGTTTCTCCTGGGTTGACTTGTACTTGCTGGGATGGGTGAAATCTTTTAGCTCGATGACCTTGTTGCGTGCAAAGGAATGCACCAAAGAGTTCCAAGGAATCCTGATGACAACTCGTTTGCCGGTATCTGGGGAGATGTTGACGTAGTGGATACCTTCCTTCCAGCCCTTGTCTTTGTTTTTCTTGCCAACCGAAATCCAGTTCCGGATTGTTTGATCGGAAACACTAAGACGCCTGGCACACTCTTCCGTCGAGATGTACTCGTCAGCAAATGCCTCTGGATTCAGGAGATCCTTTTCCTCATCAAAGTGCCTGCTATGCCACAAAGAAGATAAAACTGTCTTAATGCCCTTGAGTTCAAAGGCGATATCTTCTAGGCCCTTGCGGATTCCGTACGCCATAATCAAACGCTTTGTTTAGATGCTAGTCTGTGGGAAAACGTTTTGCTTTTACCATGGAAGATCAGGTTCCTTCCAGTGTTCCTCCTCAGGCTGAGCCCACAGTTCCTGGTGGCCTGACCCCTGAAATTCTGGAGGCGTTGAAAGCACGCGCTCGAGAGGAAGCAATTCGTATGACCATGCTTCAGAAGCAGGCCCAACAACAGGAAGCAGGGGATCTCCCCATTGCTCGACCAGAGGTTCAGCCCAGTCAGCAGGTTCAGTTTCCACAGTTTGAACCTCAGTACGTTTATGTTCGTCGCAACTTGACCGTTGCCGAACTTGGTTTAGTTCTACTGCTGGCTTGCGGTCTTGTCACCGGTATCCAAACAGGCTGGAACTTCGTATCTAACCGTCTCCCAACCATTGAAATCAAGGCCAGGTAGGTTAAACACACTGCGACTATAATTCATTTTATGGGGTTTTTGTGATTTAATAGGTGGCTAACAGACGGATATCTGAGCTACAGGAGATCGCTGGTATCAACCTAGCGGAGGCGGACCTGCTCACCGTCGTGCAGGTTGCCGAGGTTGATCCGGCGATTAAAAACAAGAAGTTAACGATATCTGGCACTAAGGCATACCTCAATGTTTACTACCTCCCCCGCACTGGTGGGACGGTTAGTGGCTCAATTACAGTTCAAGAAAACTTAACGGTTGAACGTCAGACCACCACTTCTGGCCTGGCGGTAACCAATACAGGAACAGTTGGTGTTCTTTTTGTTTCTGGCAATACCACGATCAGTGGCACATTAAGTGGTACCACCATTACGGGTACCAACGTTAATGCCACAAACATTAACTCAATTAACTTCACAACCTCTGGTTTTAGTGCAACGTCAATTACCGGTGTTTCCGGTACCTTCACCTCACGAGTTTCTGGTCTAACCGTTACTGGTGTTACTGGTGCCTTCGGTAACCTCATCATCCGTAGCGGCACGGTTAACGACCGCCTCAATGCCGGAACCTTGAGTGGTGACTTTGGTGCATTTGGCAGCATTACAGGTGTTACCGGCGTCTACACCAACACCCTTTCCGGTGCCACGGTCACAGGTACAACCGCCAACTTCACCACTGGTAATTTCCAGGTTCTCAACGCTGGTAGCCATAACATTAGTGGCAACCTGACCGTTACCGGTAACCTGCGCGTCCTTGGTTCTGGTTACTTCAGCTCCGGCGTCAATGTCACTGGTACGCTCAGCGGTACCACCATCACTGGTACCAGCGCTCAGTTCACCAATGTCACCGGTGTCAATGTCATTGGCACCACTCAGGTTTCTGGTGCAACCGTAACAGGTGGCCTTGGTCTTTTCACAACAGTCACCGGCACAAACGGTGTCTTTACAACCAGTGTTTCTGGTGCAACCGTTACAGGTAACACTGGTAATTTCACAACACTGAACGCCATTACGGCAACGTTCACCACCGGCATTATTCGAGAGAACATCACTGTTACTGGTGATGCAACCGTACAGGGTGACATCTTTGTTAATGGTTCAGGCTTCTTTAGTTCCGGTGTCAGCATTACCGGCACGGTTAGTGGCGTAACCTTCACAGGCTCGACGGCACAATTCACAACCGTCACTGGTGGCACAGCAGGGTTCACGACAATTACCGGAACCACAGTCACCGGCA